CCTTTCACTCGATGAATAGCAGCCAAGCTAGATCTATCACCAAGCATCTGCATACATTCTACTATTTCCTCTTCCGTATGCCTCGTTCGATAAAACATCGTTCCCTTCGTTTCGACAAATACTTTTTTGCATGTTTTGCATTGGTAGCGCTGTCTCCCTTTGCTGGTTCTCCCATAGTTGATCAGATTCCCCTGCCCGATTCTCTCATAATCTTCACATTCTTCATTAGAGCAAAAATCACCAATATTTACTATCTGCTTCTTTTCCATCTAAACAGACTGCCTTTCCTACTGGGAGGTGTTTCCTTGATGGTACTACCAACTGTCAAGAGGTAGACTACCCGATAATGATAGTTGAAAAATTAAGCCTACGATGTCTGATAGGAGAACAGCGGACGAGCTGAAGCTGGTCTCTACTCTTTTGTGAGCTAAAGCTCTTCTTGCTCGAATATCTTCTACAGGCCCACAGGGCTTTAGCCCACGTGAACGTAGGGACCAGCTTCAGCTCGTCCGCAGGGGTAGGATTGGGTTGGTTGGTTAAATTTTCAACTCTCATAAATCGGGCCCCTACCTCACATGCGATAAATCGCATATTTACACGCAATACATTGAGATGTTTATGCATCCTCTATCCCTATAAGGACGACAGTGGGCAAGGCCCAATTTATTGCGCCCGCCGCCGTGTCCCACGCGCCCGCATTACAATCCATTATTACGATTTTTATCATTTATCACATCTTATACATTATGCGCCCCTATATATGCCCCTAAAGTCATTGACGACGCCTCCCCATTCGTGCCGTATTTTAAATGAAACGGCGTCTTGTGAAAAATTTAATGCATAAAGAGGACTATCAGCAATAAGTAGAGTAGGGTTTGCAGCTCCCCCCACAAATCCAATCTCGATCGTATCGATCTCCCTCGGATCGCCCACCAAAAACCACTGCGTCGGGCTGGTCAACTGAGGTGAAACAATAACCGAAACAAATCCCAACATTGGATTGATGTCATTATTCGGACTCCCTGGAACGCCCGCCGATTTGGTCGCGACCATTGCAACCCACTCCAGCTCAGGTGGCACGACCAGGTAGCGCGGGCGTAGGCCCAGACGCTTTCCAGCGTAGTTCGTTTGCTCACGCATCGCCGTGATACCCGTTTGCATGGCTGCTGTGCTCAATGCCGAGGAGCCTAGATTGCTGTGCGGCGCTCCAGCGGTGAAGAGATTACTCCCGTCATAGATGACAGGATTGCTTGAGAGAAAACCATAGACAAACTCGGCCAGTGTATAGGCCGCAGCAACGGCTAACTTGGTAGGAATTTGCTTGATGGCTTGCAGATCATCGTTAATAATGGCCTCCCGGCTGACCGTGACGAGATTGCCACGCTTCTGGGGAACATAGGTAGCTGCAGAATCTGTCAACGTGACTGCCTGATATGCGGTATCTTCGGCAACGATTGGCAAACTCCCAAAGGCTCCCAGACGCACACGCGTTTGTTGTTTGAAATCTCGAATCGGTACGATGGTGACAAATTTTTGCCATTCAGCAGGCCAAGCTTGATAATCCTTGAGTAGGCGCTTATTCATGCTCGTACCCAACAAGTAGGAAAATGAGGCTGTCGTAGTATCAGCTTCAGTGACACGCATGATAGGTGCACTCTCGGAGACGCGGATATTGCCCAGCATGCTATGATTGGTAATGCCGCCAAAAAGACTCGCATCGCCAGTTACACGTGCATAGGCTTCGCGAATGCTGGTGAAACCGCGAATATTGCCAAGCTTGGCCGTGTCAATGTCGAGATCAAACATACGATCGAAGGCGGCCTGGATTTTCTCAGCTTCGGTAATCTGACTGCTAATCTCAGGCTTTTCATAGTTGTGACCACGTACAAGACCATCTTGCGTGAGTCGAGCCATCATGCTATGCGAGGCATTTAATTCAGCATCCAGTTCCTTTTCTTCAAAAACCCTGCCAGCAAACCGCGTCTTAATCTGCTCCTTGACAGCCTGGGGGAGAATGCTTTCCTGCAAACGGCGCTCCAGGATCAGAGCCGCACGTTCGAGGCGTACCTGAGACAGGAGTTGTTCAAGTTGCAGATGTTGTTGCTCCAAAAGATGTTTCTGTTCAATCACCTGGTTAGTTATTTCTTGCGTTGTGGGAGCGAGCTTTTGCTGCTCTTTGATATCTTCCATGGCTGGTCCTTCTGAACTGAATTGTCTAGTTTGAGCATGAAGAATACGATTGAACGAGCCACCCGCACTAGGACGAGTGACAATATCACAAGAATTGAGAGCAACAATGCGCGTAATTTCCTTGGCACCGTTTGCCTCGTTGAGTTGCCACTGACCAAAGATGTCAATGGAAAGACCTACCAATTCGGGATGTCCCAACGCACAAGCTTCATAGATTATGGACCAGAGCCACTCAGCCGCTTCCAAGATGTGCAAAGTGGCATCAACCCGTCCACTAGGACAAGCTGCCGAGGGTGGGATGTAGCAGGCATCATGATAGAAACCTACGATATCACGTACCGAGCGCGCCACAACATCTGGAGCACCATGATCCGCATAAGCCTGCGCTCCTTCAATCATACCTGCAATAGCCTGTAATACTTGCTCACTATAAAAGTAGTCATTAGCCGAACGCCCACCCTGGATAATGGTCACTCGTACGGCATGACCTTGTGGATCAAGCTGCTGTGCTTCTCGAATATGGCACTGCTCTCGAATCTCTTCTGTACATGGAAGGTCAGACATTTCATTCCACCGCATCAAGACCACGCATCAGCAGATCATAGTGCCGACGCTGAGTCGAATTTCTACCACTCTGATCCATGAAAACCTGATTGTAAGGAACAGTCCCCAACTGTTGATAGATTGGGCTCAGATGCATCTGCTCCAACGCCGAGGGGTCCAGATCACCGGGACGCTCAGCCATATGCACATCCAGAGTGAGCTGGGGATGCCGCAAATCAGGTAAGAGCGGATCTGGGTCCCGTGGATCATGTGAGATGGAGACCCCATTCGGCTGCTCGTAATCGAGCCTTCCACCAACCAACGGATCTGGAGTAAACAGGTCAGTGCTAATATCCAGACCATAGGGGTGATGATACTCGGTTAGATCCGGCAACATGGGATCAGTAGCATATTCCGAACCGGAGGCATAGTCAATCCTAGGCTCAGTCAAATCATAGGGCTGGAGTTTTGGCTGCGAGAAGTCCGGCTCCCCAAAATCTGGCCTATTGATCTGGTTAGGAGCTGGTCGCACAAGTTGGGATGGTGATGGAACCCCCTCAACGCCTGCTAGATTAAGCACAGGGATAGGCGTCTGTGGATCAATTCCGGCCATATCGAGATTACCATGCAAGACAGGCGTATATGGGACAGGTTTGCCAGGATCAGGCATACTCTGGATACTAGAACCAGAGGCAACATTCAGGCCATCTGCACCAGCCAGATTGAGAGATGGCATCTGTCCTCCAGGCGGTAGAGGATGTTGTGGAGCGGGTAAGTTTCGCTCTTGACGATGGGAAATGTCTGTCATTCTTCGTTCCTTTCACAAATCTTAACTTTTTAACGCAAACGCCGCATTTTCACCACTATATGCGAACCACCTGGTACCATCCCAACAGGCAGCGCCTCAACAATGGCGTATTTTGTGGCGGCAGCTACAGCCGAAGCACTCGCCATACTCGTATCCGCGACATACACAACACCAGTAAGATTAGTTCCAACTGGAACAACCATTAACAAATCAAATTGCTGACGAGGTGCAGAACCTCCTTGATCAGGAATTTGCAGATCAATAATCGTCTGTGGTCGGAAGATGGCCTGGGCCGTCGCATAACTATACGTCCCTGCCGACTGGTAGACCAACACCACCGTTTTCTGCCTCCCAGCGAATGTGCGCAGCATAACGGATAAAATGTGATTTATCTTATTTTGATTATCAAGTGGCATAATTATCCTTTTTCACCAGATAAACCATCATACGAGATCTGAGAATGAGTACGCACTCCATTGCCTGTAATATTTGGATTAGCTGGCTTTTCCTCTGCATCCTGCCGATCCTGCGTTTGCTGATCAGGTAGAGTAGGCTTAGTTAACCCTGCCTGCCGAGCGATACGTTGGCGCTCCTCATGAATATCGATCTCCTCACCACAAAACTCAAACATAATTCTCATAGCAGTCTCATCTGATATCCAACCTTGATTTTTAGCCGTTTGCAAAGCTGGCAGCAGCCAATTCATCCCCTGGGCCAACACATTATGCTCGCCACTATCGATCTCTGGGAAAGTAATGGTATAACTCGTATCAACCCTTGGCCCCAGCTTACCAGCCTTAGTCGCCTCCTCAATTACACGATCAAGAATGCGCTGGAGCATGTATTTAATAATCCTCTGCCGTCTCTTAAACTTGAGCAATGTGGGTAAACTCATCTCAGTAGCGGTCGCCCGATTCCCATTATTCCCATCTGCAAGATAATGCTCCGGCAGAGTAGCACCAACAGCGACCATAAGCTTAATTTGTCTCCCATCTTCTGAAGCATCATTTGCATTTATATTGGGCTCAACGGCAGTCCACTTTTCGGCCTCATTATGAATGATGACACTACCTGGCTCAGGAGGATAGGCATACTCCATTTTCTTGCGATCGATCGTCTTCTTATCAGCCCCAGTCAAAGAAACATCCCAGAGAAACGCCGCTTTAAACTTATTGATGCGCACTCGATCTGTCAACCAATCCTTATAACGACGTAACCAAGGCAGCAAAGTAGCCAGATCAGACTTGCCGCGCTTCGCATTTGAAACCTTATTGATTGCAACATGCAAAACCTCTTTACCCGCAGCAAACCATTGTCCCTGGGTATCCATCGGTCTCGTTGGATCAAAGTTTGGCGGATCGCCCGAGGTCGCACTCATCGTCTGACCAATGGGACGGCGATGGTAACGCAAGGGCTTCTCAATATCCTGTGGATCAGTCTCAATCTGGTCAATCAAAGAGGGATCAATCTGGCGAATGACCACCGAACCATCATACTGGTTGACAAAGAAGTGAATAAAC